GGTCATACAAGACTACCAGCTCGACATTTATCTGATCCGCTGGTTCGTTCAAGACCTTAATAGCAACCCCCGCATCCTTAATCTGGGACAGGTAGTATTCGAGGCCGGAAAGTTCATTTGCAGTCAACTGTGTCGGCCTGCCTTTGGCATTGTTCTTTGCCACCTTGATAAAGACCTGTGTATTCGACTCTGTGGCTACTGCATATTTTACGACTTTCTTTTTCTCGATTTCCGTTTCGGTCATCCCTGTAGTATCGTAATAATCAGCGATAATGACCCCATCGGCACGAACGAACCTGCCATTATGCATATAGTCAAGAGTTTTCGACACATACCATCTGAGAGTATGAGGACGCAGCGCCTCGATGCGCTCATCTACTTCAATGCGATGCTTATCAAAAAGCACCTCCAGAACCCAGATGCATGAAGCTACGACATAAAACAACACGCTTTCAAGACTGATGGGAGAAAACGCCTTATCAAATGCCACATTATCATCAAGTCCATACTTGGAGCGCACTGTCTCCTGAGAGATAAAAGCGGAAGCGATTTCCGCCTTTATCTCGGTAATAGTTCTTGCCATTCCTCAGGATCTTAACAGTTGTGCAGCTCATCGATAGCCCTGCGGTAGAATTCCAGATCAATCTCGGGCTGCGCCTCGCCAGCATATCTGGCTTTCATATCATTCTGGATATCCTCAATGACCTTATCTGGGGTCGGAAGTTCCGGATAAACCATAACAGAGAACGATACAAATCCAGAATCTACTTGTGTGGCAGAATCCTGCTGGTGGATTTCCGATGGCACCGCAGATCTTTTGCCCTTTTTCTTTGCCGGAATTTGATTGAAAACAGTCTCGAAATCCCATCGTACAATACAACCCCTTTTGCGACCAGTGTTGAATTGCTCAACAGCAACAGCCTTATCAGCTGCCATAAAATCTCGTGCTGTCATTCGTCAGATGTTTTTTGTTTTAATGCTTTATGTCTTTGTTTACGAAGCGCAAACTTAATGCGCTCGCGATGTTTGAATCTCTTTTTAACAGTCAGTTTGGTATAGTCCTTATCAACATACACAACCTTGAACCACGCTTTATCAATCGCCTCGATATAATCCCTACGCAGCGCATATTCATTAAAGTGCCGCATAAGTCCGAGGTAAGAATTTATGCAGCTCACGAAATACTCTGCCTTTTTCTTTGCAAAATCGGGATTATTAGCAACAAGCTCATTAAACTTATGCAGACGGTTATAAGCGCCGCCTACGGTGCGATTGGCAAGATATTTACGGTCTCGTTTGATAACTGCCCCTATGAACTTCACGCCCTTAGTGTAGTGCTGCAAATAGTATTTATCCTGGTGCACTCGTGTTCCAGATGTTTCCCAAAGATAATCGCGTATCAAAGGCATGGCAGCCAAAAGGTCCTGCTTGTAACGGCTTACCATCACGACATCATCGACATACCTATTTAATCGGATTCCCAGACGATCCTTGATGAAATGGTCTGCGTCATTAAGCAGGAAGTTCGCGACCAGTTGGGACGTCAGATTACCTATCGGCAGACCGTACCCGGACGGGACGGTAAAGAGGCTTTTGTTCACTGCTAAGCCCTCCCATTCTGCGGGATTACCTTTGATAATGCAGTTGTTTTCCGGGGCGTTCAGCAGTATTCTATTACACAGGAACAGCAGCGTATCAAGATCATCGCCCTCATATTTCTCTGCCAGGAAACGGCATAATTTATCGGTGATTAACTGGCGGTTAATCGACATGGAAAAACCTTTTAAGTCGTACTTAAGCACCCAGCAGTCACGGGTATAATTAGCAGATTCCTGTTGGATCATATCAGCAAGGCCATTGATTCCAGCAAGGGTGCCCTTTCCTTTCCTACAGTTGTAACTTTCGCCGATGAAGATGTTTTCCAGAAGTGGCTCGATTCTTATTGCAATCCAGTGATGGACCACGCGATCCCGGAAGTCTGCTGCGAAGATCTCGCGTTTTACGGGCTTTTCAACGATAAATGCAATGGAACGCCCAGGTAAATAAGTCTGGCTGTTTATCTGATCGCGCAGAAGCAGCAGGTTTGCCTCGTGGTCAATCTCGAAAATAACAGCATTAGCTGTACTTCTCTTGTGCCGTCGGCAATCCATATAAGCCTCATAGAGACTTTCATAACTTATGCAGATATTTCCCATTGTGTTTTCCATCTTCTCATGAAATTCGGACACCGCACGCACATAGTTATTGTTGTTCCTATTGTTGTTGTTCGTGTTGCCATTGTTCATATTGACGTTCCACGCACACCACTCCATGCGCTTGTCTTCTGCGACTGTCTTGCTCTTAACTCTATATGAGAGTGCGCAGACCTTTTCATTTAAGAAAATTACTCTCTCCTGAAAGCCGTGACCGCCAGGACCCTCGTTTACACATTATTTAATCGTGCTGCCGTAGCCTTTCGCCAGGCACCTAACTGTTGGGAAATATCTGTCATAAGCTCTGAAATGTTCGTCATCTTCTGGGTCGATATAGCCCTGTTTTCATTGCAGAGACGGAGATATGTGTTAAGCACGGTGAAGATCGTGAGGGCGCGGTCAATGTACTTGACACGCTCCGCCATGGATCTTGTTTCGTAAGCATAAATGATTGCTGCGATCATGTCAGTTGCACGATCCAGCGATTTCTCCCACAGAACCCGCCTCCATTTGACCGGCACATGGTCTGATAGGTCGCACATCATCTGAATCAGTTTATATGTGCTTACATACGCTTTTGCTGTTTTCTCAATCTCTGCCATAGGGCCACAAAGATACTGCTATATTGTCAGACTTTCCCAAAATCCTCAAAAAAAATCCGCTTCGCTCACCTTAAGGATGAGCGAAGCTTAAAGAGAAAAGGTCGTCGCTTCGCTCCTCAAATCCTAATAATCAAAATGAAAAGCGGACACCGCACGCACAGAGTTATTGAGGCCCCTACGGCCGTCGCTCGCGGTGCCATGGATCATACCGACGCCCCACGCACACCACTCGTCATATTGGGTGCTTGACCAGTACCAGTCTGTATCAATCAACACAAACGAGTCGCCCCCGTTATTAGCCGCTCGCATAAGGGAGTTTATAGCCGTTTTATTAAGATAAATCAGATACAGTTGGCCTGCTGACGGCAAGAAACATTGGGCGCGATAGTCTGTGCTTCTATTGCCACAATAATCAGCAGCAGGGGCGGATTTGCAAACTGTAAGGATCTTCGCAGTGTTGAGGTTACCGTCATAATCCTTTCTTGCGCGCTCCACTGCATCATTCCAAGCTGTATCCCAATCTCCATCAAATTTATCTGTTTCCGGGAAAATCAGGGGCATAGTCGGCAACGCCTTGCCATAGTCGCGATTTGAGCACCAAGGCATATAACCATCAGCCTTAGAATCTCGCTCAATAACAAATGATGTATCTGATGTTGCAACGAGTATTCCGTCATACCAAGCATCATCCAGCCCCTCCGCATCATCTGCGTCCCACAGCAGAGCCTCTTCTTCACTCCAAAGATCTTCTATGAAAGACTCCGTAACAAGTGGCACACCGCGCGATGCGTCGGTATCGCTATTATAATAGCAAGCTTGCCCAAACATCCACACCCCGATAGGGAAATTCCACAGCTCAATAGTTCTGCTTTCCTGGCAAGCCTCATAAGCGAACTGGAATGACGCAGCCATGCCGTCGAGCTTTGAAAATACTGTGTACTGGTAGCCTTTCAGCACCTCAAATGTCACTTCTCCGTTCTCATCCACCTCGTACTCCTGGCGAGGCACAGATACCATAGGCACACCACCTATTGAAAACTGGTCAAGATATACCTTTGCGCCGGTCACATCCACGCGCGACTGTCCGTCATAGGCCTGTACCTTGACTGTCACGCGCTCGCTTTCCAGATTGCCGAGCGCCTCGATCACCTCGCCACTGGCATTGACCAGTGCGAGCATAGTTCCGCCGACCATGTCCGGCGTGATGCTTTTCGCAAGGACAGCATCTCTGATTGCCTCCGCAGTCTGGCGGAGCTCAGTTGTCTTAAATTCCTGTTTCATTGTTATGCAAACTGTGATGTAAACTCATTTGTAAATATGTTGGTGTGCTGGATAGGCTCAACAGGATCCGCAGAACCCATGATGTCAGCCAAGCCGTCATCCTCAGGGATAACCGTGATGAGTTCGGCGATAGTCCTTTCGTCCACCATAGCAGCAGGGCAAATGCCATCTGCCGCATATTCAGATACAACTTTCTTATCAAGCACATCCGCAAGCTCGTAAGCAAGCGACTGGCCGACCTCCAGTTCATCTGTGATCGACAGACCGTTTCGCTCAGCAAGGGCAAATACAGCCTCAAATGAGCCGCATTCCTGTAATGCTATGTCTGCCAGGCACTGCCTATGTTTTGCGATGGTCTTCATTACTGAACCGTTATTGTATTGTCATCATCGTATGTTATTCGGGAAACTTCCACCCCAGCAGCGCGACACATCTGTTTAGCCTTAGCGCACCATAACCTGGAGGTGATACCGCCCTGCATCTTTGCAGCCTCAGCCCCAATCAGTGGTCGTTCCCGGAATTCCCCTCGTGCAGCCACCAGCGCGTGCTCAATCACCTGCTGTGATGTCTCGCCTATGGCAAGAGAGCCGTCCTCTATAAGCAGATCCCCGGTCTGCACATCTATCAGTAAGCCTGTCATTCAAGTTTTCCGTTAATGGTTCCTGATTTACCGTCCACGCTTGCGGTACCAGTGACCGCTATATCTGAAACCATGCTGTGCAGGGTCTCTGCGATAGTCGCCGCTACTATCTTGGTAGCAGGGTTTGTTTCCGATGCTTCTGTAGCAATCTTGCTAAACCCGTCCATAAGCTGGCGAACATATTTATCTTTATCGAATGCCATTGCCTAATGCTTTATTTTGTCGTCCAATATCTGACTAAAATTCTCCTTGTTTGCAAGATGAGGGGCCAAGGTACCCACAAGGGATGTCTTGAATGTCGCCCCGCCATCCATCGGCGCTACAGGGGCCGAGGATATTGCGTTGATGATTGCATCGATGCGTGCGGACATTGTATTGAGTTGCTTCTGCAATTCCTGGGCGTTGGCCATAACCTCGCTGCCTCCGTTAAATACCGTGTTCTTGCCATCAAATTCAACTGTTGAATCTTTGACCTTTATCTTTCCTGTTCCATCCTCAAATGACATCTCTGTGTCTCCGATCTTCACTAAGATCTTTGTCACTTCGCTCATCATAAGGACGGTTGCAACGCTTGGTGAAATAAAACCCACCAGCACATAAGATCCGACAGCCGGGAATGATACGACGCCGTCCTCCTGTTCCTGGTTCGCCTGTAGGTTTACACCCAGCAGTGGGGCACCCTCATCGATGGGGGTGCATTCGATTGTGCGCATGTCCTCATCGACAGAATCCACTACACAGATCTTGTTATACATCTCTGTGCCGTTCTGGGCCATCAGCCGTATTGCGTTCCTTATATCCATTATTCTGCGACTCTTGCGCCCAGCGTGATCTCCTGTCGAAAACCGCTGGAGCCAAATGTTATCTTATTCTTTTCAACCTGGTACTTGCCTTTTTTTACTCCGTCAATCTTCATCCCGACAATATCAAGGCAATCCAAGAGCTTTGCCCCAAATGTCGTAAAGGATCCTGTCAGGCCGTCGCGTTTCAGGCGTTCCAGCTCCTGCTTTCCCCATGCCTTTGCCTCTGATTCACTTTTACCGTAGCAATGGAGGACGCGCTTCTCGCCCCCATTATCGCCGACCTCGACCTTTATTTTCTTGTTATTCGGCTGGAGACTCACGACTTTCAGCTTTATCTTCACA